TGGAACTTGAACCTTATATTGAAAGTTCTTACCAAGAATTGGCAACGTATGTAAATGCGTATGATCAAAAGATGAAAATGAAACGTGAGTGTATTGCAGATACAGGTATCTGGACTGCGAAGAAACGTTACATTCTCAATGTCTGGGATAAAGAAGGTGTTCGTTATTCCAAACCAAAGATGAAGATTATGGGTCTTGAAACCGCTAGATCCTCGACACCAGCTTATTTTCGTGATAAACTGGAAAAGGCATTCAAAGTTATTTTGACTGACAATAACGATAAACTGATTCAATTTATTGAAGAGGTAAATAAAGAAACCAAAGAACAGAACATTAAAGATATTTCATTTCCTAGAGGTGTGAACAATATCGCTAAATATTCTAGTTCTTCGGACATGTATAAAAAGGGAACTCCTATTCATGTTCGTGGTGTAATTTTGTATAATCATTATCTTAAGAAGTTAAAACTGAATAATAAATATCCTTCTATTCAAGAAGGTGAAAAGATTAAGTTTGTTTATCTTAAAACTCCAAATCCAATTGGTGAAAATACTATTGCCTATTTTCAAGAGTTTCCTAAAGAATTTGGATTGGAAAAATATGTTGATTATGACATGCAGTTTGAAAAATCTTTCTTAGAACCTCTTAAATCAGTTCTTGATTGTATTGGATGGGTTGTCGAAAAGAAAGGTAGTCTTGAAAGTTTTTTTGTTTAGGAGTTTAAAATGGATTTTTTAAAAAATGTAGTTTCGGAAATTGGAAATGAATACGCTTCTCTTGTTTCTGATGGGGTTGCTGCTGGTGACTGTGACACTTTCATTGACACTGGGAGCTACATCTTCAACGCTTTACTCTCAGGTTCAATCTATGGCGGTATCCCGTCGAATAAAATTACCGCTATTGCGGGCGAGTCTTCTACAGGCAAAACTTTCTTTTGTCTCAGCATCGTTAAGCATTTTCTTGATCATAACCCTGATGCTGGTGTCATCTATTTTGAAAGTGAGTCTGCAATCACTCGTAAAATGATTGAAGAACGTGGTATTGATTCCACGCGAATGATCATTGTTCCAGTTGTAACTGTTCAAGAATTTCGTACTCAGTCGATTAAAATTCTTGACAAATATCTTGAACAAAAAAAGACTGATCGCAAACCTCTAATGTTTGTTCTTGATTCTCTTGGTAATCTTTCTACCACAAAAGAAATTGAAGATTCTTCTGAAGGTAAAGAAACCCGAGATATGACTAGATCTCAGATTACTAAATCTGTATTCCGTGTTCTAACTTTGAAATTGGGTAAGGCAAATATCCCAATGTTGGTTACTAATCACACATATGATGTAATTGGTTCTTATGTTCCCATGAAAGAAATGGGTGGTGGTAGTGGATTGAAATATGCTGCATCTACTATTATCTTCCTTTCCAAAACCAAAGAGAAAGACGGTACAGAAGTTATTGGTAACATTATCAAATGTCGTGCTCAAAAGTCTCGATTTACAAAAGAAAACTCTTTGGTGGAAACTAGACTTTATTATGATAAAGGATTAGATCCTTATTATGGTCTTCTGGAACTTGGAGAAAAATATAATATCTTTACTAAGTCTGGTGGAAGATATGAAATTAATGGAACTAAGTATTATGCAAAAAGTATTTTATCAGATCCAACAAAGTTCTTTACCGAAGATGTAATGGAACAACTTGATTGGGCTGCAAAAGAAGAATTTAAGTACGGAGTTATTGGAGAAGAAAATGAATCAACTGACTGATTATATCAAAGTTTATGAAAATCAGATCGACGAAGATTTGTGTGATAAACTGATTGATTATTTTGAATCATCTGAAAATGTTCAAAAAATTGATAACAACAAATACCCAAGTTATTCTGAATTAAATATCAGTAATGATTTTTCTAATACAGAATTAAAGGAGTTACACGAATCTGTTCTTGAATGTGTTCTCAAAGTAAAAGATCTTTATATTGAAGATCTTAGTATTGTAGAATTCCCAAATACATATTCTTTGGAACAATTTCGTATCAAAAGATATCTAAATGATAACTACGAGGAGTTTGAGACACATGTAGATGTAAGTTCTCATTCCAGTGCAAAAAGATTTTTAGGTTTCTTTTTCTATCTAAATGATGTTGAAGAAGGTGGAGAAACTGGTTTTCCACATTTAGATTATGAAGTAAAACCTAAGAAAGGTAGTGTTTTGGTCTTTCCGCCATTGTGGTTGTACAAACATTATGGTAAGATGCCAGTCAGTGGGAACAAATACATTGTAGGGAGTTATCTGCATTATGTCGATTATGAAATTGGAAAAGAAAATACTGAAGAATCTGATCTTCAACAATGAATATATGAGGAAGGTTTATCCCTTCCTTAAAGAAGAATATTTTTTTGATTCTAATGAGAAGATTCTCTTTCAAGAAATTTCCAAATTCATAGACAATTACAACAATACACCTAGTAAATCTGTACTTACAATTGAAGTAGAGAAGAGAAACGATATTACAGAACAAAATTATTCTGATATCGTTTCTTTGGTAGATGAGTTTGAACATGAAGAAGTAGATAATAACTGGTTAGTTGATACCACTGAAAAGTGGTGTAAAGAAAAAGCGGTCTATCTTGCTTTGATGGACAGTATTAAAATTGTTGATGGTAAAGACAAAGTAAGAACTAAAGATGCAATCCCACACATTCTTTCTAGTGCTCTAGGTGTTTCCTTCGACAACAATATTGGTCACGATTACATTGAAAATGCAGAATCTAGGTATGATTTCTATCACAAAAAAGAACACAAAATTCCATTCGATCTCGAACTATTCAACAAAATTACCAAAGGTGGTTTACCTAACAAGACTCTTAACGTCGCGCTTGCTGGTACGGGTGTCGGGAAATCTCTATTCATGTGCCATTTTGCTAGCTCCGTGTTGCTCCAAGGACGGAACGTTTTGTACATTACGTTGGAAATGGCAGAAGAACGCATTGCTGAAAGAATTGACGCAAATCTCTTGAATGTAAATGTTCAACAGTTAACCGATCTTCCAAAACCAGTTTATACAGATCGTATTAAAAACGTATCTAAGAAGACGGTAGGAAAATTAATCATCAAAGAATATCCTACTGCATCTGCACATTCGGGTCATTTCAAATCTTTGTTGAATGAACTTGAACTAAAGAAATCATTTAGACCAGATATTATTTTTATTGACTATCTAAATATCTGTGCAAGTTCCAGGTATAAGGGAACAATTGTAAACTCGTATACCTATGTTAAGGCAATTGCTGAGGAACTTAGAGGACTCGCTGTTGAACACAATGTCCCCATCGTGTCTGCTACTCAAACTACTCGTAGTGGTTATGGTAGTTCTGATGTTGACCTTACTGATACTTCTGAATCCTTTGGTCTTCCTGCTACTGCCGATTTTATGTTTGCTCTTATTAGTACCGAAGAACTAGAAGGAATGGGTCAGATTCTGGTGAAACAACTTAAGAATCGATACAACGATCCAACAATTAATAAAAGATTTGTGGTGGGTATTGACAGAGCTAAGATGAGGTTGTATGATGTAGAGGACTCTGCTCAGAAGAACATCGTTGATTCTGGTCAAGATTATGACGAGTTTACATCATCGTCAAAAGTTACTAAAAAGAATTTTGAAGGTTTTAAAGTTTAGGAGAATTTATGACTGTTAATGCTGATTTTGATCGTTACACTGAGTTTGTTGATATTGTAACCAGTGGTTATACAAAAGATACTGATACCTGGATTGATCGTATTAAAGAACTTAAATCTATTGGTGTAGATGTATCTCGACTTACCACTGCTGCAATTGGTATGTCTGCGGAAGCAGGAGAGTTTACTGAGATTGTCAAAAAAATTCTTTTCCAAGGTAAACCTTGGACTGAAGAAAACCGCGATCATCTTATTGTAGAACTGGGTGATGTTATGTGGTATATGGCACAAGCTTGTATTGCTTTGGGTGTTAGGTTTGATGACGTTGCAATCCGAAACAGTATGAAACTTGCTGCTCGATATCCAGAAGGTGAATTCCGAATTACTCGTTCTGAGAATCGTGCAGAAGGAGATATCTAATTAATAATACCCTGTCTTCTAAATAATAAAGAAGACAGGGGTTTTTTAATGGAATCTATTAGACAACAACTATTAGATATAACCAAACCTATAGTTTCATCTTTAACTATTGATGATATTCTTGAAATAGAATTGTTATCTGGTGGATATGCTTATGAAGTAAATGGATTACCAGCAAGTAATGTAACTAGAGCAAATATATTATCTCAGATTCATGTTGGTTTAATAATGCGTTTTGAAAATGTAAATTTTGAAATTAAACAAGGTGGTAGTAGATCTACTACAAAAATAAGATATAAGGTAGATCCTAATAAAGATGTAATATTTGGTAGTAAATCTGGACTTATAATTGGAACGCAAAACACAAATAAAGTTTATGTAATTAAAACTAACAAAAAAACTGGTGCAAAGACACCACGACTTACACCAGGAAACATGGGATTATCTCAAGGTACTAGTCCTCTTACATTAGGTAGTTATAAAACAGTTTCCGATTATATAAATTTAGTAGAAACTAAGATAGATGAATTAATTGCCGAAGAAAAAATACCTGCAATTTATGGAGAGTGGTTGAAGTTGACAACACAGGCATATAATCCTGCTGTAAATTCTAGTACAATGTCTAGGATACAAACATTATGGTCTGAGAATCCTGGATTATTGGACGAGATTAATTCTGAAGTTTTAGAAATATTTTGTCCTTTAGCATATATAAAATCTTTGTGTGGATCAACAACTTTAAGTTCTATTCCCAGACAAGAAAGACAAAGAGTTCAAGAAATTATTGGAAATAATAGTGGATATAGTTATAGTGATTTTAGAATATGGTTTCCACAAGGAGAAAACTTTCCAATCATTGATAGTCAGGTTGCTTACATAGAGTCTAATCAAATTAAAGCAGTATTTCCAATCAGTACAAAAAACGTTACCCGTGGTGAAAACACAGTTAACACATTAAAATTTACTGACATGTTTGAAAACGGAAGACAAGTTACCAATTGGTATAAACACCTTCCAGATAAAGTAAAACCAAAACAACAAGTTCAAACTTGTGTTGCAGCAGAATCTGCAAGGAGAAAAAGCCCTACATATGTTCTTGAAGCAATGGGATTTGTTCTTGGTTCTTCTTTAGTACAACAAAATCATAAGAGTGATATACTTGGATTGATGAGACAAAGTTTCATTAATACTGGTGTCGAACATACATTAACAGTTGAGAATATAAGATCTTTAATTAGAAAAATTGGTGTAGGTACAACAAAGAAAACTAAAATAGATAGTATTTCAACACTCTCAAATAATGACAAAACCCTTGCAAAGTTGTTTATTATCTCCTTAATTAAGGACAGTAGAATTTATAGTTCAGTATCAAATTTAAACCAAGATAGACTTATTGCATTAGGTGAAGATGCCTGGTCTCAACTTAGATTAGTATATCCATATACATTTGAAAATCTATGTCTTTATTTTGAAAAAATTCTAGAAAAGAGTACTAAACAAGAGCCTAAATATAACTACCAAAGAATTGTTAAAGATAACTATTTTACTGGAAATAGATCTTTAATAACAAAATATGGAGACAACATAGTAGCTGGTGCAGGTGAAGTAATTATTGCAAGAGTTGCAGTTGATAATAGAGACGGAACAGTAAGAATAAGATATGACACCTCAGTTACAAAACGTGTTAAACAACATTATGGATTAAGATCCAAAAACAATATGAACAGATTAGAGGATAGTTTAGGTGTAGCACCATGACAAAGAATACACATTTAGAACATTTAGAAGATGAAATTTTAAATAATGGATCTCAAGGTGGAAAAGATGCGATAGCATTTTTAAGATCTCTTGGGAAGATGTTAAACAGCGGTGGTGATTCTACAATTAGAATTACTACAAAATGGGATGGAGCACCCGCCGTAGTTTGTGGAAAAGATCCTCAATTAAATTTATTTTTCATTGGAACCAAGTCCGTATTTGCAAAAACAGCTCCAAAAATTTGTTATGGTCATGCAGATATTGATAGATTTTATCCAGAAGGTGAGTTGAATCAAAAGTTAAAAAAGGCATATGATTACATCTCTAAATTAGATATTGAAGGAGTAGTTCAGGGAGATCTTCTTTACACTGATACACCAGGAATAGAAATGATCAATGGTGAACGTTGTTATACGTTCAGACCAAATACAATTACATATGCAGTACCAGTAAATACTACTCTTGGTAAAAAAATTGCTGCAAGTAAGTTGGGTGTAGTATTTCATACTCGTTATGTTGGACAGAGTGTTCCAGAAATGTCGGCAACATTTGGTAATATTAAAATATCTTCTACTCAAGATACTTGGGTAGCAAGTGCAAATTTTTCTGATGCATCTGGTTCTGCAACTTTTACATCAGCTGAAAGTAGAGCATTTACTTCTTTGGTAAACCAAACTGAAGGTTCCCTAAAACAAGCAAGTAGATTCTTGGATGCGATGAAAGGCACTGATAAATATGCATTGAATTTAGTATTAAAAAAATTCTTCAATACTTATGTTAAAAATGCAAGTAGACTTCCATCTACACAAGAAGTTTTGAATTCATTTGTAAAGTATTACAGTGAATTATTAGACAAAGAAATTCAATCTAAGAAAACCGCTGCTGCACAACAAAAGTGGGCAAATACTAAACAAGAAGGATTGAAATTTATAAGTGCAAACTCTAGAGGATTGTATATGAGTATTGCAGGATATAAAAACTTGCAGAAGGCTAAAGATCTTGTAGTTAAACAACTACAAAAAGTAAAAGATATTGGAACTTTCCTACAATCCGAGCATGGTTACAAAGTTACTTCACCAGAAGGTTTTGTAGCAATCAAAAATGGCAGAGCAATTAAACTTGTAGATCGTTTAGAGTTTTCTGTCGCCAATTTTACATTAGAAAAGAATTGGGTGAAAGGTGATCAAGCAAACCGCACAAATTAAAATATTCATGACATTGCATAGTTTACTTGGGAAGTTATCTTCTCTGGTAAACTATGGAATTGTTGCGTCTATACTATCATTGGTTATTATATTCAAGTCATTAGAATATTTACAAACTTTATTTTTTCTCATGGTTGCTTTTGGAATTTATATCTACGCAAAAGTTGAGGATATAAGACTTACTATCTTTGGACTGTACTTTGCAAACGTAGTAATAAATGACATGTTAAAAAATGATAAATAATAAATGTAGGAAAAACAGTAAACTACACCATTAACATGAAAAAATTCTCCCAGTTTATAAGTGAAGCAAGAACTCAAGCAGGAGCAGAGGCTCAAAAGAAAGGATATCATCATGTAGGCAGAGGTTATTATGCCGATGCTTCTGGTAAAGTTGTTGCTAGGAGTGAGAATGGTGTAAAACTCGTAAAAGTTTCTGATGAAGAATTAAAGAATATTAGACAGAAAGTTGCACAGAGTGCCGTTCAACAGTCTCAACCACAACAACAATCCTCCCCATCTTCTAGTTCAGATTCTTCACAACAATCAAATACTCAATCACAGGAAGAACAACCTCAACAACTTCCGATGAATACTGGTGATAAAAGCATTACACTTACATTTGGAAGATTTAATCCACCAACAATAGGTCATCAAAAATTACTAGATCAACTTAAAAAGAGTGCTGGTAATGGTGAATACCGAATTTATCCAAGTCATTCAAATGATCCTAAAAAGAATCCATTGGATGTAGATAGTAAGATTGCTTTGATGCAACAGATGTTCCCTGACCATGCAAAAAATATTGTTAACGATAAAGAATCGGGTAGAAATATTTTTGATGTTTTAACCTCACTCTATAATCAAGGTTACAGTGATGTAAACCTAGTAGTTGGTGCCGATAGAATGAAAGAGTTCGGTGGTATGACGCAAAAATACAATGGAAAAAATTATAACTTCCGTAACATCAACGTAACTAGTGCTGGTGAAAGAGATCCAGAGGCAGAAGGTGTAGAGGGAATGTCTGCATCTAAAATGCGTGATGCCGCTGCTAAAAATGATTTTGAAACATATAGATCGGGACTTCCTAAAACTGTAGATGATGCAACTGCTCAAGAAATGTTTAAAAATCTTCGTTCGGCAATGAAGATAAAAGAATCATGTGATCTTTGGGATATTGCACCAAAATTATATCAACAAGAATTAAGAGAAGAATTTGTATCTAATAATATTTTCAATGTTGGTGATGTAGTAGAAAATTTGAACACAGGTATAATCGGTAGAATTATAAGTAAAGGATCTAATTATGTAATTATTATTGATGAGAATGAATCCATCCATAGAAATTGGATTAAAGATATTCATTATGGTCCTAAACAATTAGAAATAGGAACTGATGAATATAGAGAGTATGCACAAAATCTCACTCCATTTCAAAAGATCCGCAGTTTTACTAAAGGAACTAAACAAATAAATAATACTAAAAGAGGAACATTACAAAAATGAACTTACTCGATATTTCTAGTAAATATTTGTCTCTAGACCCAGACAAATTATTAGCTGCTAATAAGGTTTACGAATGGGCTATTACTCAATACGAAGATTCTGATGAAGGTGGAATTGAGTACATTAAAGAGAATCTTTCTGGTAAAACATTAGAATATGCATTAGAACTTTTAGAGGCTCAAAGTTCTTACATGGGAACTCCCATTTATTTTCAGAATGGTAAGTTCAGTGCTCCTCGTTTAGCACTTTATGGCTACGAATCAAGACCTGTTTTAAAAACAAAGATTCGTGAAAAAATTGGTAAATCAAATGAGTTAACCAGAAAGAGTAATGAACTCAGAAAGTCTGTAAAGAAAGAAGAAGTAGAAATTTCTGAAAAGATTGATGTAGGTGCAGATGCTGGTGCAACCATCAGTGATTTTGTACATTCTAAGTCTAAAACTTTCAAAGGTGATTCTAAGAAAGAAAGAATTAAAAGAGCACTTGGTGCATACTACGGTGCAAAAAAAGAGGAAGTAGAATTAGTAAGTGAAGAAGATCCTTGCTGGAGCGGTTATACTCAAGTAGGAATGAAAAAGAAAGGTGGTCGTGAAGTACCTAACTGTGTTCCAGCAAAAGGTGTAGAAAAAGCCAAAGGATATAAGAAAGAAGAGTTTGAAGATCTAGATGAAGTATACGGTCGTTACGGTCGTAGACAGACTGCATCTGGAAGATATGTACCTAGAGATGAACCAGATGAGGACGAACAGGTACGTCAGTCTGATGCAATTCAAGCTAAGTTAAGAGCTCAAAGAGCAAAACAACAGGCATCAGCACAGGCATCAGCAGGTAAGGAAAGACTAAAATCAAAAGGTGCAGTACCAACCAAGAATGGTAAACCTGTATTTGAAGGTGTAGAGATCGATGAAAATCTAGAACTATTTGTACGTTACGTTTTAGATAAAGAAATTGCAGAAAGTATTGAAGAAGTAAACGAATTACTTGCAACAATTGACGAGGAAAGTTATCAGTATATTGTAAATGAGGCTATGGCGGTTGCACCAGCTCCTCAACAGAAGCCACAACCAAATCAACAGCAACAGAAACCACAACCAAATCAACAGCAACAGAAACCACAACCTACTGCTCCAAATCCTCAACAGGCACAGCAGAATTCTCCAACACCTTCTGCTGCTCCTCAACCAAATAGACCCCAACCAAATACCCCAGCACCTGCAGGTTCTGCTCAACAACAGCAAAAACCTCAACCTAAGAAACCTGGAATGACAACTGAAGAAGCTGCAGAACTTCAAACTAAGAAAAAAGATGGAGTTATTATTAATCCTAAAGCTGATGAAGATATGACTTCTGGTGAGAAATCTCCACCAAAGAAAGTTGCTTCTAAATTAAAGGAACATTTTTCTTTAAATCTAGATAAAAAATCTATCATTAATCAGTTCATTAACATCAAATAGGAGATCACTCATGTCGTATCTATTAGAAGCTACACTCAATTATCTAAACGAGAAGAAGAAAGGTGATGGGAACCTTGCTAATAACTATCCTCCATATGATAAAGTAACCAGAGGAGATGTAATCGCTGGTGCAACTGGTAAGGATCAAGAAGGTGGTAAGAAAAAAATGAAAGAAGATGCAGATCTTTTTGATATCGTAATGGATCATCTTCTCAGTAATTATGAAGGTCTTGATGAAGACACTGCAATGGAAGTAATGTCTGATCTTGATGAAGAAGAGATTGCTTATATTGAGGAACTATACAAGGGAAAGCACGGACAGTCTGATTCTGAGTATCAGGCTGGTAGATCTGATGCTGGCAAAAGAATCTCGGGTGATGACAAAAGCGGACCAAGATATTACACTTTAGGTCGTGCTAGAGGTGCTAATGTAGATGCTCCTACTGCTCCTGGCGCAAAACCAGTAAATACTCCTAAACTCAGTTCTAGTGAAAAAGAGTATCATCAATATAATAAGAGTGGTGCAAAGAGTAGAGCTGAATATAATAAAGTAGGTGGGTCAAAAGGACTTCCTGGTTGATTTTTTATAAATAAATACACCCCTTACTAGAGGTTATTATGTCAGCTCTAATCGCATGGGCAATCGCTAACCAAGCACTTATCGCAACTGTTCTTTTTGCAGTTTCGGAAGCTCTTGGTGCAAACCCAAAGGTAAAATCCAATGGTATTCTTTCACTCATTCTTCTTCAAGTTCAAGGACAATTGAAGAATAAGGGTGCAAAAGATCTAACACCTTGATCTATAATTTAAATAGATATATGGGGATGTTCGCATCCCTTTTTTTATAAATAAGAATATAAATTAAAGTATTTTTTGGAGAATAACAAATGTCTCTATATGGGAACACGGACTCAAACACTAATAAAACAAAGGCTGGAAGAGGTATTGCTGTATCCTCTATTACACCAGAAATTGTTTATGTAGATAATACAGAAGCACAACTAAACGAAAACCGCACCCGTGGTATTGACGGGCCTGGTTGGTGGTCGTTCTATACTTATACTACTGAAGCAGGTGATACCAGATATAAGGCAGAAAAAATGGTTGCATTTGGCAACCCAGACCTCAATGCTAATGAGACACAGGCTGATGATGCTATTGCAGCAGACGTTGCATCTGCAGTAACGATTACTGTTCAACCTGCAAACAGCACATCTGCAACTGGTGCTGGTTCCTTTACACTCACCACAACAACCACAGGTACACCTGGAGCTCTTACCTATAAGTGGCAACGTCAGACTACAAATGGTACGACTTGGAAAGATATCACTGCATCTCTAGATAGTGGTATTACTTATGCTGGTTTCACATCAGCAACTCTAACCTACTCTGGTCTTGCTAACACAACCAAGAATGGTTATAAGTATCGTGTAAAGATTACTTCCGCTGGTGGTACTGAGGAAGTAATTTCTAATGGTGCTGCAACACTAACATTTGGAACTTGATGTAATTTTTTATTATGAGATTTGATGAATTAAATGACGACAATTATATCTTGTTTGCCATAAAGTATTATGATAATCCTCAGTGTGTAACAAAAGATGACTTTTATGAAGACTTAAAGAGATTTAAGTACATTAAACGTCTGTTTAAAAGATATATTAAAACAGGTCAGCTTAAAAGTCATCTTTTACTCAACCATTTTATAATTCTTTTTAATGTTTTTGGAGAAGCTGCGATTCCATTATTATTCTTTAAAATAGAAAAGGTTTATTGGCCAATTCTTAAAACATTTTTATTATATCTAGATCGTTTAGGTCCAGGTTTGGAATATCAACTTTCTAATATTCCTGAAGACGAATATTGTAAACAAGAATTAAATTCTATCTAACATGAACATTGACGCTCGCATAGTTTGGGAAGACGCAATTGCCAATTCTATAGGCTCTACTGGTGCAGCAGTATCTCTTCCTCCTTCATACATTCCAGGTGATCGTGCTCATATTGAAAAGAGAAGGAAAGACGGAAGAAGAAAAGAAGTAAGAGATTTAGTAAACAGAATCTTATCTAACAGACAAAAGAAGGAGGAACATTCCATGAAAAAATATAGTCAATTCCGTGAATTCTTTGACGGACTGGATAGTTATGAGATTGATATTGAGGGTCTTGGTACAATTAGAGTACCTGTAAATGGACCAGCAAAATTAGTCAAGTCTACTGGTAAGAAAAAGCCTGGAGAGTTTGATGTAAGACCATATCGTGCCATTCCTAAAGAAGATAATCCTAAGCAAGATGATGGGGTTGCTCAAGTCAAGAAAGAATCTCAGTTTAAGAATGTAGTAGAAGATGCTGAATATATTGAGGAAAGTGGTGGTAAAGTAATTGACCAACTTAAAAAGATTGCCAATTCTGGACAAGCAGGTGTAGTCACATTTGAAAATGGTGAGAAGAAGCAAATGTCACCAGCATCTGCATCTAAAGTTGTCAAACTATATAAGAACTTAAACTCTAGCAACAGAGTTAAAATGATTAAGTCTGTCAACCAATCTCCATCAGGTCTATCCAAAATTTCTAGTTTTGCTGATAGCAGAGGTGAGTAATGATGGCAGCCTTCGGAAAAGACCTTTCGATATTAGAAGCGAAGTTTCAAATATATGAAGATCTCTCCAAGGAGATGCTTGACAAACTAGAACGTGCCGTAGATAAAATAAGTGAGAGTAATCAAAATGTTGCTCTCATTTTAGAACGACATGAAAATAGATTAGATCAGGTTGATAAAGCAGAGGCTGCAATATTGGAATTGATTAAAGGTATCAATGAAAAATTAAATGTTTTAGAAAGAAAAGTAGAAGAACTTTCTAAGTTTCGTTGGCTTACTATGGGCGTCGTTGGTGCTGCTACACTGGTCATTGGATCTGCAGCATTCTTTGGCAACATCTTGACAGTTGGTTCAGGACGTGTTAATGTAGGAGGACAAATACACTATCCTTCAAAATGAGTTACATTGATATCAACTATATTAATCTCATTTCCCCTCGATTAGAAAAGTTTACAAAGAAAAAAGATTATCTATATAACTTTCGTTGTCCCTATTGTGGCGATTCTTCTAAGAATAGGAATCGTGCAAGAGGGTTCTTTTATCGCGTCAAATCTGATATGGTCTTTAAATGTCACAATTGTGGCATGGGAAGAACTTTGTCTAATTTTTTGAAGGATCAGGATCCTAATTTACATGATCAGTATGTCTTAGAAAGATTTAAGAATGGTCTTACTGGAAAAGGTACTGTAGTAAAGAATCCAGAAATAAATTTTAAAACCAAAACATTTAAAAAGAATACTGAAGATCTCGTATCTATCTCAGAACTAAATAAAACACATCCAGCAAGAGAATACTTAGAATCTAGAAAAATACCAGAAGAACGACTTAAAGAAATATTCTACGTCGATAAATTTAAAAAATGGGTTAACTCTCAGAAACTTACTTTCAAATCTGTAAACTATGATCATCCTAGGATTATCATTCCTCTTATAGATTTTGATGGTAAGTGGTTTGGTTTTCAGGGCAGATCTTTGAATCCAAACTCTAAGATGCGATACATAACTGTTTTGCTGGATGAAACAAAACCAAAACTTTTTGGATTGAATAAAGTAAATGACAAACAAACAATCTATGTCACTGAAGGACCACTGGACTCACTCTTCCTTTGCAACTCGATTGCTATGTGTGGAGCTGATGTTCATCTTAGTGAGTGGGGTATTAACAATGTCACTTGGATATATGATAACGAACCACGTAACAAACAGATCGTCGAACGTGTTAATAAATCAATACAACACGGAGATAAAGTAGTTATCTGGCCAGAACATGTCAAAGAAAAAGATATCAATGATATGGTTCTCGCTGGACACAATATTCAGTCTGTGGTAGAATGTAATACCTTTTCTGGTTTAGAAGCACAAGTAAAGTTTAATCTTTGGAAAAAAGTATGAGTAATGGTCTAAAAGTCAA